GGGTCTTAGAGGGATTATTTGGACCATCATACAAAGTAACAAAAACAGATGAATTAATGAAGCAAGGACATCTTTCCCAATTAGATATCCAATGTCTTGTTCTCAAACATCCTCCTAAAAAATTTGAAACTTATCCAGAAGAGATTGAATATCTTATAGGACATGAGCAAAGAAATAATTTTATAAAGAATCTAGCATTAGATCTTAAAGGAAATACTCTTATACTTTATAGTAGAGTAGAAGCACATGGTCAAGTCATCTATGATTTAATAAATAAAAATAAGAATAATAATCGTCAGTTATTTTTTGTACACGGAGGAATTGATGCTCAAGAAAGAGAGCAAGTAAGAGAAATTACTGAAAAAGAAAACAACGCTATAATAGTTGCTTCCTATGGTACATTCTCAACTGGTATCAATATTAAAAACCTCCATAATGTTATCTTTGCTTCTCCGAGCAAATCACGCATTCGTAACTTGCAAAGTATTGGACGAGTACTTAGAAAAGGAGCGAACAAAGTAAAAGCGATTTTATATGATATAGCAGATGATTGTTCCCTTAAGAACAAAAGAAACTATACCTTAAACCACTTTATTGAAAGAATTAAAATTTACAATGAAGAAAAATTTAATTATGAAATAATTACAATACAATTAAAAGGGAAATAAAATTATGTCAATCGAAGACGATTTCTATGCAACAATAAAATTTAAATCTGGCGAAGAGATATACGCTAAGGTAGCTGCTTCAGAGGAAGAAGATAGAACTATGTTAATTATTCATAGTCCTATTACTGTTATTGAAATTAAAAGTAAGAATGGATTAGTAGGATATAAAGTAGAACCTTGGTTAAAGACTACTCGTGAAGATATGTTTATTATTAATTTGGATGATGTATTAACATTATCAGAATCATCAGATGTACAAATGATAATGATGTATAAAAATTTTCTTAGAGACTCAGAAAGGGATAATAAAAACCAATCAAAAATGAGTAGAAGAATGGGTTATATATCTAATGTAAATGATGCTAAAGAAATATTAGAAAAAATCTATAAAGATAATAAGACTAATAAAAGCTAATACTTTCTCTGAAACTCCACAAAGTTATTCTACTTGGATTTTAGAACTTGTCAAGTGGGTGTAGAAATGCTATACTAATACATAATAGTGATAAAGACTCATGGCAATGATAAGACCTATGGCGAAAAGAAAAAGGTCGGAGCACTATGTAAACAACAAAGAATTTCTTGCTGCTTTAATTAAGTATCGTGAGGATGTTGAGATTGCACGACTGCAAGACAAAACTAAACCTGTTATACCTCGTTACATTGGTGAATGTTTCTTAAAGATAGCAAATCATTTATCATTCAAACCAAATTTTGTTAACTACATGTTTAAGGAGGACATGATATCTGATGGAATCGAAAATTGCGTTCAATACATACATAATTTTAATCCTGAGAAATCCCAAAATCCTTTTGCTTACTTTACGCAAATTATACATTACGCATTTCTCCGCAGAATACAAAGAGAGAAACGGCAATTAGAAATTAAAAATAAGATACTTGAGAAGTCAGGATATAGTGAAGTGTTTGATGATAGTAACCAGATTGACGGAACCACACATTCGGATTATAATTCCATCAAAGATGCTGTACACTCCAAACTTCGCAATTAATGAAGATCAAACATGATACTGATATTTTGATAGGTGATTTTCAGTTTGCCGATACTTTTAATAAAGAAGTTTTATCTTTAATAAAATCTGAAACTTTTTCAATTTCTAAAGATGTTACTAATGTTAAAGCATGGCATACTGATTGGGTTTGGCAATCTGAAAATTTTAATATTATTAAATTTAAAACTTTTCTCATTCACGAGATAGAAAAATTTTTTAATCCTGGTGTTAGAATTGATGGAGATAGATTTTTCTTAGAATTTCATAATTTTTGGGCAAATGTTTATTATAAGGGTGATTATGCTAATTCCCATGACCATAGACCATACGATTTTAGTTTTGCATATTTTGTTAAAACAAAGTGGTATGATTCTCCATTAATTTTTACGGATAGTGGAAAACGGATTAGACCTAAAGAAGGAAGGTTTGTTGTTTTTCCAGGGTATATAAAACATCATGTCCCTAAACATAGATATAATGATACTCGTATAACTTTATCGGGTAATCTTGCAGTAAAAATACCATGAAAATTGCAATTATAACCGACCAGCACTTCGGATGTCGTAAAAATTCTAAGTTATTTCACGATTATTTTCTGAAGTTCTATAACGATATTTTCTTTCCTACTCTTGAAGAGGAAGGTATTGATACCATAGTTGATATGGGTGATACTTTTGATAGTAGGAAGGGGATTGATTTTGCTGCACTATCATGGGCAAAAGATCATTACTTTGATAGATTGAAGCAAATGGGCATCACTGTCCATACTATTGTTGGTAATCATACAGCATATTATAAGAATACTAATGAAGTAAATGCTATAGATTTGTTACTTAGAGAGTATGATAATGTAAAAATATATTCAGAGACGAGACCAATAACTTTAGGTAATTTGAGTGTCCTTCTTGTACCTTGGATAAACAAGGAGAATGAAGATATGACTCTTTCTATGATTAAGAAGTCAAGTTCTCCTGTTTGTATGGGGCATCTTGAGTTGAAAGGGTTTAGAATCCATCGTGGATATGTGATGGAGCAAGGAACAGATATGAATATTTTTAGTAAGTTTGAGAAAACATTTTCTGGTCACTATCATACTAGGTCTGATAATGAAAAGGTATTTTATCTAGGAAATCCTTATGAGATGTTCTGGAATGATTGTGGTGATACAAGAGGTTTTCATTTATTTGATACTGAAACTTTAGAACATACACCTGTCGATAATCCATATCAGTTATTCCATAAGATTTATTATGAGGATACTGACCATCAAATGTTTGATACCAGAGAGTATGAGGATAAGATTGTAAAGGTAATTGTTCAGAAGAAAACTGATATTAACAAGTTTGAAAAATTTATTGATAAACTTTATAAGTCTGGAGTTGCTGAACTTAAGATTGTAGAGAATTTCAATTTTAATAATTTGTATGATAATGAATCTGAAGGATATGAATCAGAAGATACACTTTCTATTCTCAATCGATATATTGAAGAATCGGAAGTAAGTCTTGATAAGTCTCGTATTCAGAAAATGATACAGGAAACTTATCAGGAGGCATGTGAGATGGTCTAATATGTACATACTCACCATGTCTGGAAGGGAAGGAGAAGGTGCTTATTCCGTTATTGATGATGATGGAGAAAACACTCTTTACTTGTTTGAGCAAGAAGATGATGCAATTCGATTTGCTATGATGCTAGAGGATGAACAAGATTATCCTGAGATGCATGTTTTGGAGGTTCAGGATGAAGTAATGATTCAGACCTGCCAATCTCACAACTATAAGTATACTGTTATTACTCCTAACGACATTGTAATTCCACCTGAACAAAATAATGATCTCATTTGAAAAAATACGCTGGAAGAATTTTTTATCAACTGGTAACCAATATACAGAAATAGAACTCAATGGACATTCAACAACTTTGATTGTTGGGACAAATGGTGCTGGAAAGAGTACTGTATTAGATGCATTGACTTTTAGTTTGTTTAATAAACCATTTCGTAAGATTAGTAAAGGTCAGTTAATTAATACTACTAATGAGAAAGATTGTAGAGTAGAAGTAGAGTTTACTCTTTCAGGAACTGCATGGAAAGTAGTGAGAGGAATTAAACCAAATTTGTTTGAGATATGGAAAGATGGTACTGTAATGGATCAATTTGCTTCTGCTAATGACCAGCAGAAGTGGTTAGAACAAAATGTTCTAAAGATGAATTTTAAATCTTTTACTCAGATTGTTATATTGGGGTCTAGTGCATTTGTTCCTTTTATGCAATTGACTGCACCTAATCGTAGAGAAGTTATTGAAGATTTGTTGGATATTAAAATCTTTTCTTCAATGAATAATTTGATTAAAGATAAGATAAGAGTAGTTAGAGAAGATATTAAAACCCTTGAACTTAAGAAAGAGTCTCTTACTGATAAAGTTTCTATGCAAGAAAACTTTATAGAAGAATTAGAACAGCAAAGTAAAGAGAATATAGAAGATAAGAATAGTAGAATTAGAAAATTGGGAGACGAGATTTGTGTACTAATGTTGCAGAATGAAGATACAGAGGATAAGGTATTTGGACTTACTGAAGAACAGGAAAAGGTAACAGGTGCTACAGAAAAGCTAAGAAAGTTTGGTGGATTGAAAGGTAAGATTTCACAAAAAGTTACAACGATTACCAAAGAACATAAGTTCTTCACTGAGAATACGGTTTGTCCTACATGTACACAGGAAATTGAGGAGGACTTTAGAATAAATAAAATTGCCGATGCTCAAACTAAAGCTAAGGAGTTGCAATCTGGTTATAAAGAACTAGAAGAAGCAATTAAAAAGGAAGAAGAGCGAGAGCATCAATTCACCATTCTATCTAAGGAGATTACTAAACTAACGCATGGCATTTCTAAAAACAATACTAGGATTTCTGGGTGTCAACGACAAGT